GCCTTAGCTAAAGATACTGCTAATGCTCAATTATGGAATACTGGTATAGATGCTGCTAGTAAAATAAATTGGGGTGGTATATTTAATAGTGGTGGTAGTTATGATGCTTTACCTGACACTAGTGGTGACTATTGGTCAGCTTCTTAATTAATTAATTAGAATATTTTAAAAGGATATATATAATATGGCTGATCAATTAATGCCTGGTGAATGGGAAGCGGCTGGTAGAGGTACTCTTTGGGGTTCTCCTGATACTTCTTTAGGAACTTTAGGAGGTGCTCTTTCACAAGAAGGTTCCTTCTCACGAGAAGCTCGTCAACAAGAAGGTTCCTTCTCACGAGAAGCTCGTCAACAAGAAGAGCAACGAGAGTTAGAAGAAGCTATAGCTATTAGTAGGATGGATCCGTATCAAGCTAATACTTATATAAAATCTAAAGCTCTTCGTAGAGGTATTCAAGGTATTGCTAAGTTATTTGGAGCTGAACCTAAAGACTCTGAGTTACGCAAAGCTAATGACTTAGATTCTATATTTAATAGTCTTACTGAAGATGACATTAAGGATCCAGCTGGGGCTTTAAATACAGTTGCAGATAGACTAGCAGAGCGTGGTCACACACAAGAAGCTATTAACTATCGTTTGAAAGCAGAAACTCTAGCTCAAGAGACTATTGCTAAGAAAAATGCAGCTACTGTTTCTAGATTAAGTCAGAATGAGAAGATAGCTAAATATCTAGGTTCACAAGCTAATGGTACTCTTGAAGCTTTTAAAACAGTTAAAAATAAACCAGAACTTAGGAAACAATTCTGGGAAAACTATGTAACTAAATATGAGCAAATAGCAGGTAAAGAAGAAGCAGATAAATTACGATTGCTTCCTGAAGAAGCTTGGGAAGCCCAGTTGACTAATGACCTTAATGGTGCAGAGTCTGCCGCTACTACTTCTATGGAGCAACGTCAAGAGAAACAAATATCTGCTTCAAAAGATAAAGAACTAATTAAAGCTGGAGCTGTTGTTGCAGGTGTAGCAGCTAGAGAAGTTGAAAAACTTAAACGTTTAAATTTAGAGTTAGGGTTTAAATATGCTAACTTAGACTTCCGTAAATCTCAGGCTGCTCGTAAAGATATTAGTGATCGTGTTGATGCAGGTGATGCTCAAGTTAAACAAATATCTAATGACATAGAAGAGATAGATAAAGCTTTAGATAACTTTAGAACTAAGATCAACTTTGCTGGTGAAGATAAAGAGACAGTGCAATTAAATATTGCTACTCTTGAAGCTCAAAAGCAACGTTTAGTAAACTCTAAACAAGAAGTAGAAATAGCTAATAATGCCTTTAGACAACAGTTTAATGCTGTTATTGCTTCTAACCAAGCTCAATATGGTGCTCAAGGGACTTCTCCTAGCCCACAACCTCAAGGTACTCTATCTAACTATGATAGGTATGTTAAGGAGTTTAAAGCCCTTAAAGGTGATACTGTAGCACAAAAGAAACTAACTGATTGGGCAAGAGCTAATAGGATTGTAAAATAATATGGCGACAGTAGATTGGAGTACCGCACCAATTGCTTCTAGTAATCCCTTAACTGAGGAAGACTTTGCTGTACCTGAGTTTAAGAAAGGTACTGAAGTATCTAGTGTTACAGAAAGAGGTGAGGACTATACAGCGATGGGTGCTCCTCCTAAGACTGCTTCAAGTATTGATTGGAGTACTGCTCCTACTGCTACTCAAGGAGTAGATTGGGATACGGCACCTATTAGTACTGCTGCTCCTCAGATCCCTAAAATAGGTTCTACTGATAAACCATTTCAATTTATTCCTACTAAGGAAGATTTTAAAGCTGGGTTTGCTGGTCGTATACTTGCAGGTAAAGGTAAAGAGATTCTTCCAGATGAAAATACTCCTTCTATATCTGAATCCTTTGGTGCACTAGTTACTGCAGCTAAAGAGCATCCTATGGGTGTTGTTCAGGATCTATACACAGGTATTATCGTGGATCCTTGGATGTTGATTCCTGGACTTTGGGAAGCTACTCCAGCTAAGTTAGCGGCTCTTAGTGCTAAGTATGTAGCTGCTGCAGCCAAGGTTGCTCCTATTGCTGGTAAAGCTGCTGCTGTATCTACTAAAGTAGCTAGGGGTGCAGCTATTGGAGGTGGTGCTGAACTTGCTGCACAATCTGCTGAAATAGCTAGAGGTGAACGTTCTGAGTTTGATACTCAAGCTGCAGCTAATACTGCTGCTCAGTTTGGTGTATTTGCTGGTGTAACTAAAGCAGTTAGTGAGGCTTTTAAACCTGCTAAAGTAGAAGTCAAACCTATGGAAGAAGTTAAAGCTCCTTCTGAAGTTACACTTGAAGACTTACCTAGAGAGACTGCTACTAAAGTTATAGAAGCACAGCACATGATTGATGTTGAGGCTCTTAAAGCCAAGAAGATATCAGATGCTGTTCGAGTTATTACAGGTAACAAAGAAGAGTCTTTAAAGGATATCTTTAGATCTATAGATGAACCTGGACCTTACACTAAACTTCTAACAGATGCAGAAAGATTTAAACGTATCAATAACTTAGAGAAGTCTATTGCTGCTAAGAAGATTATGGCTGAGTCTGTTAAAGGTGACTCAAGTAATCCTATCTTTACTACAATTAAAAATCAAGAGTATTACCTTGAGAAACTTAAGTCTGGATCCCAAGAACATCTAATAGAACCTGCTAATAAACTTAGAGATCTTCTATTTAAAGATGGTGTGGCTGCTCGTGATGCAGGTGTTACTAAAGGTTTAGTGTATAACTACTTTACCCACTTGATTGATGCTTCTAAAAGTAATCTACCTAAAGAAGCTACAGCTAAGATTATAGAAAACTTATACAAAGAGAAGCCTGAGATATTTAAAACAGACTCTTCTAATACTCGTATCTATAAGACAGCTAGAGATCTACAAGATCGCTTGAATTCTATTGGTGCTAACCTCTATGTGCATACAGATGCTGCTTTAGTATTTGAGGCTTATCATAAGGCTATCACTACTTCTATTGCTCAGAAAGGTATTATAGATAATCTTAAAGCTACTAAAGACTTTAAGGGTAATCCTCTGATTACTTCTGATCCTGCTGTTGCTTTTCAAAATAAGTATGTTACATACAATGGTCCTGGAAATAAACAAATACAAGGTCAATTTGTACATCCAAGTGTTGCTCCAGTATTAGATCATATGTTCCAAAGAGCAGATATAGGTGCTGTTAAAGATGCATTACTTCAGACTGCTATGCTTACAAAAGCAGCTAACGTTGCTGGTTCTTTATTCCATGCTCCTTCTTTAGGTCTAGCTATAGCTGGTGTGTCTCCTATGCTTGCTTTTAAAGAGATAGTTACACTTGGTAGTGGTATTCGTAAAGCTGTTAATGAGTTTAAAAAAGCAGACATGGATCCTGAAGTTAACTATGCCATGAAGTCTGGTGTTAAGTTAGGTACAGAGGATATTAATCGCTCTATTGTTGCTGATACAGGAGCTTGGTTAGATTCTAAGATTCTAGGTAATAGAGAAGGTAAGTTAGTTCAAAGGATAACACATCCTCTAGATAAGTATATTCTTGAGAAAATGAATACCTTTACTTGGGACTACATGCATACTGGAGGTAAACTCTTACTATTTAATCACCTTCTAAATAATGCAGAACGTAACATTAAAATAGAAAAGTACATGCCAGATAACTCTATTAATCCAGAGTGGACTATGGCTAGAGATGCTGTAGCTAAAGAGATTGCTACATCTGTAAATGATACAATGGGTGGTTTACAATGGTTGCAAGCAGCTAATTCTATTGAGAATAAATTCCTTAGAAATGTAGCTATTAAAGGTACAGGTATAGAGAGTAGAGCGTGGGGTCAGATTGCAATGTTTGCACCTGATTGGACTGTATCTACTTTAAGAGCCTTTACTAATAGTTTACCTAAAGACATGCTTAAACCTAGCACTTGGGATATCAAAGGTGGTGTTAAGGGTATAATGAAACCTATGAATAAAGGTGACTTAGCCCGTAGGTATATGATTAACACAGGTCTTCTTTATTTAACTCTTCTTAACGGTATCAATATGTATACTGCAGGACAGTTTATTTGGGAGAATGAGGATCCAACTCGTATTCTACATGAAGATGGCACAACACAACAGTTAGCTAAACACTCTATGGAGTCTGTTCACTGGATGATGGATCCAGGTAAAACTCTTAAAGGTAAATTAGGATTTGCACCCAAAGCTGCACTTGCTATGATGGATGATCAGGGTGGAAATTACTTAGAAAGAACAGGTACTGTTGCTAAACTTGCATTACCTTTCTCTGTAGGTTCTGGATTAAATGCACCAGAAGGAGAAGGAATGAAGCGAGTACTTTTATCTTCTGCTGGGTTCCCAATTTATGGTAAACCAACTGCGAATTTAAGAGATCCTGCTGATGTAGAAAAAGAGAGAAGGGCTCGTGCAGAAACTAGAGCTGAGAATTTACAAGAGAAAGCAGCTTTAGAAGCAACAAAAGCTAAAAGAGGTAGATTGTTCGGTTTATTTGACGAATATCTCTAAAAGTGACCTCTAGAATCGAGCTACAACGCATTTAAATTATAGGTTGATGTACTTGTATCAAAATATACTCTAAACACGTTGTAGCCCCTTCTACTAGGCTTCTAGCACATACTTGCTAAAAACGAGCCTTAAAATGCCTACATGAAGTACTACTACCCACTTTAGGTTATCACCTTTGACATTGAAATCCTGATTGTCCATAATTTCAGCACCAAAGACTAAACCACCTACTGTTTCCCATGTAAATTCTATCATATCTCACATACTCCTGATACACACGCTAGTTGTTGGGCACCTTCAGTATTATCATCGAGTTCTGTAAAATCACTCCAATCAATATCTGTTGGCATTTCACTTAATAACTTATGATAAGTCTCTTCATCGATATCCTCGTAAGGAGCTTGTACATAAGTATGGTTTGAGTGAGGTAAGAAAGACACACCACTTACTTCATCAAAGTACTTCCAAACCCAAGCACCTACTTCAACCCACTCCTCATCTTTTACTGAGATAGTGACTGAGGGTTTGTGTTCACACCAGTGACGCTGATAGATTAACCACAACTCTAACTGTTCAATAGCTGACTTAGAGTTACGAGTAATAGCACCAGTAGGAGCCTTCATTGGGAAGCCAAAGACAGCTGTTGAATCAGGTCTAAATGCTTCATCTTCTACTGGAACACCCTTACTTTTTAGATACTCGTAGATCGGATCCTTTTTATCCATACGAATACGTCGTAAGTAATAATCATTGTGTCGAGCATGAATGCCACTAGCACTGTCCACCAACTGAGAGACTGTACCTGAAGGCTTAACAGCAGTGATAGCAGCAGAAGCAGGAATACCAAGTTTTTCAGCAAGTTCTTCATTAGTTCTCCGAGCAGTATCTCGTAAGTATTCTAGTAATTTAGGATCAGGATTAGAGGTAATTTCTGCATCCATGATACCTGTTAAACTAACACCTAACAAACGCTCTTCTGAAGTGTTAGCTACCCACTCTTCACTCAAAAAGTTAAACTTATTAAGAGTAGATTGAATAGTACCTAAGATAGAAGCTAACTTAACTTTACGTTCAAGAGAGTCAACGGTATCCCCGTTCCGTACAACCACTTCCGTAAGATTGCAGAACTGTTTATCACGGAGGATAATCTCGCTGCATGGATTGGTTCCGTAACTGTGATCTTTAGAACGTCGTCCCCACTTAGCAGCTTGAGTCTGAGCAGCAACACGATTAAAAATTCCTCGTTCACCTGACTTTGACTTAACCAGAGATAACCACTCTTCCATGAAAGTCTCACTATCTGGTCGCTCTGTGTAGGCAACTGAGTTGTTAGCAAGTCCTCGGTGTGGATTATCATTATACCATGCTCCCATTTTAGCTTCACGCATACGACGATCTGTAAGATTAGAGAGGGAGATTAGAGCACTACGACGTACCCCACCTACCACAACAATCTCACCTACCATACACATTATGTCGTGTACTTCAATACTAGTGAGTTTTCGTCCACTAGCTTCTTTAAACGATTTAATCGTGAAGTCAAAGAGGCGTTTAAGAGGCTCAGGTCCTGATGCTCTTCCACCAAAAACTTTAAGTCTTGCTCCAGCTGGTCGAATCTTTGAGTAATCAATCTTAGGGATATCTCCCTCCCAGAGAGAAGAGAGAAGCTTTTTGAATCCTTTTGCCCATCCAAGTTTGCTGTCTTGTACAAAGATGACATCATCTACCTCACGTAATTTCTCAGGAATAGCTGGTAATTTATTGACTTCTTGACGTTCACAACTAAATCCTACACCTGTACCATTCATAAGGATGTATAGAGCTTCGCTAAACGCTCGCTTGTTATTGACTGCTAGGTAACTACAGTTATAAGCTGCAATGTTATCTCGCTCTACTGCTTCACCTGCTGACATCATAAGACGCATAGAAGGCATTACTTCTAGATTTAGAATAGAAGATCTTAGTTCTTCATAAGGTATCTCTACATCTTTAGTTTGTGTCTTTAAGTATGTGATAAGACGATCTACTGTCTCTTCCCATGACTCACGACGATGCTCTTTATCAAGGTATCGAGAGTATCGACTCCGATGTATGATTGATTGGTATATACTTGGTAGTTCCATTAAGTTTCCTCTTGTTATATATGGCACACTGTAGAGATTTATAGGAGGAAGTGTGAGTTCCCCCCATTTGATGCTATTTGTTACCGAACAACTCTTCATCTGTGTATTGCTTATGACCGACCTTATAGTTTTCAATGTGTTGTGCGATGTCGTCAGCCACGCTGGGTACGTCTTTCTTGCCCCATATCAAATCGTAGTTGTCTACGTACTGCTTGCTGTTGGTTTTACTGATCAATTTGTCACCTGTGATATCATTTTTACTCATCTTCAAACTCTCCTAATATAAGTTCATCTAAAATTTGTGCATACTTAGCTTCAAGTTTATCTTCGAAAGCATTTACTAGATCCCAAGTAGTTAGTCCTAGTAAATCAACTAAGTCAAACTCTGTTATCTGCTCTGCTACTTTCTCTTTTAACTCATTTAACGTCAACATTTTCAAACTCCTTAACTAACTGTATGAAATGTATGGCTTTATCTAAGTCCTGTACGCCCCCTTTGTTACGCCACCTGCAAAGATACTTAATAGCTGTTGCTTCTAGATATGGTATCTTATTTATATGGCAAAAGTAAGCAGGTTGTATTGGAAATCCTTTGTAGTGATCTCCTCCTACTTGTATTTCACTAGCTAACTGTTGCATATTTCTTCCTTAAGTATTTCAAACTAACTGGCATTTCATCAAAAGAGCCATTGACAACATCATGTAGAATGTAGAGACCTCTCCAATGATTGTTAGTCT